AGGGTAAACAATATGATTTCATTGGATTTGATGAGCTGACACACTTTACATGGGATGAATACTCCTACATGGTATCTCGTAACCGCCCGTCAGGCTCTGGAACGCGCGTATATATGCGCTGTACGGCTAACCCCGGAGGTATTGGCCATGGATGGGTAAAACAGCATTTTGTGAAGGCAGCAGCGCCATATAAGACGGTTGTGCATGAGTATGAGATATTGAACGTGGACGGCAGGAAGAAAAGACTGTATAGAACTTCCTGCTTCGTTCCGTCAACGGTATTTGACAATCAGGAGCTTCTGGCAAATAACCCGAACTATCTGGCGGCGCTTGCATCACTTCCGAAGGCGGAACGTGAGGCGTTGCTGTATGGCGATTGGGACAGCTTTTCGGGACAGGTATTTGAGGAGTTCCGGGATAATCCGATGGGGTATGAAACCCAGCAATACACACACGTCATTAAACCGTTCCGGATTCCCGCAGATTGGGCGATATACCGGGGCTTTGACTTTGGTTATGCAAAACCGTATTCAGTCGGCTGGCATGCCGTGGATCATGATGGATGCATCTACCGAATCAAAGAAATGTACGGCTGCACAGGAGAGCCGAATGTAGGTGTCAAGATAGCGCCGAACGAGATAGCCAGACAGATCCGCGAGGTGGAGCAGACGGATCCGATGTTAAAAGGGCGCAAAATCATCGGGATAGCGGATCCGTCTATCTATGATAGGTCACGCGGGGAATCGATCGCGGAAATGATGGAACGAGAAGGAATCTACTGGTCCCCGGGCGATAACACCCGCCTCGCCGGTAAAATGCAGTATCACTATCGACTTGCGTTCGACTCAAATGGTCGGGCGATGTTTTACGTGTTTGATACCTGCAAGGACTTCATCCGCACGATTCCGGCATTGGTATATGACGAGCATAACGTAGAGGATATAGACACGACCCAGGAGGATCACATCTACGATGAGTGCCGTTATGTCCTCATGGAGCATCCGATTGCCCCGCGTCAGAGTATTGTCCAGGAGATACCGCAGGAGGATCCGCTGGATTTGTACAAACAGAAACGTCTTGTATTGAGAGTATAGGAGGAAATCATGGAAGAAAAAGTGATACAGACCAAAATAGGAGAGGAAGAAGCAAGAAAAGCACTTGCTATTCTGGAAAAGTACAAACAGGGAAAGAAATCCCTGGATGAAAGATTGATTGATAATGAACAGTGGTGGAAGATGCGCCACTGGGATCGGTTTAAAAAGAAAAATAAGAACGGGAATGCAATCGAACCGGCCAGCGCATGGCTGATCAACTCGCTCATCAATAAGCATGCTGATTTTATGGATAATTATCCAGAAGCGAATATATTGCCGCGTGAGGAGTCAGACAAAGAAACAGCCAAGATTTTATCAGATGTTATTCCGTTTATCATGGACCGGAACGAGTACACTGCAGTCTATTCAGAAGCGACCTGGCAGAAAATCAAAATGGGAACGAGCATTTATGGAGTGTTCTGGGATGCTCACAAGGAGAACGGTCTGGGCGATATCTCAATTAAAAAATGTGACCCGCTCAAAATGTATTGGGAGCCGGGAATTGATAAAATCCAGGAATCCAGGAACCTGTTTTATCTGAATGTTATGGATAACGACCTGATTGAACAGGAATATCCACAGATGCAGGGAAAACTGAATGATACTTTGATTAGTGTCCAGGAGTACCTGAATGATGATTATGTCGATACAACCGGGAAATCATTAATCATTGATTGGTATTACAAGAAAACAGTTTCCGGTATGTCCGGAGATGTGCCGGTTATGAAAACAGTGCTGCATTATTGTAAAATCTGTAACGGAACCGTACTCTATGCATCGGAGAACGATCCAAAAATGGCTGACGGTTGGTATAAACATGGACAGTATCCGTTTGTGTTCGATCTCATGTTCCCGATTGAGCACAGTCCTTTCGGCTTTGGATATCTGGATATAATGAAAGACTGCCAGGAGTATATTGACAAATTGAGCCAGTCAATTTTACAGAATTCGATCGCAGGTTCCAGGCCGCGGTATGCGTGCAAAGACAGCTCCGGATTCAATGAGGAAGAGTTTTCGGACCTGTCGAGGGATATTGTGCATTACAACGGATCCAAAGATGACATGTTGCCTCTTAAAGTGGCACCTCTTCCAGGCATCTATTATCAGGTTTACCAGGGAAAAATCGAGGAATTAAAAGAGACTTCCGGAAACCGTGACTTTTCACAGGGCGCGACAGCTTCCGGAGTAACGGCAGCTTCCGCGATTGCGGCACTGCAGGAGGCAGGCAGTAAGCTGTCAAGGGATATGATAAACGGCTCTTATCAGGCTTTTCAGAGTGTTGTAAATATTGTTCTGGAACTCATCAGGCAGTTTTACACCGCGCCTCGTGTCTTCCGTATCACGAATGACACGGGGGAGAATTTCGTATCATTCGATAACTCCGGTATGCAAGCCCAGGAGATGGAAGTGGGATTTACAGGCATGATTGCGGAGCGTAAACCTGTATATGACATCAAAGTACAGGCACAGAAAGCAAGCCCGTTTACAAAGATTTCCCAGAACGAACTGGCTAAAGAAATGTACGATCTAGGCTTCTTTAATCCGCAGTTAGCTGATCAGGCACTGGCTTGCCTCGAAATGATGATGTTTGACGGCAAAGAGGAAGTTATGCGGAAGATTGCACAGAATGGAATCATGTATCAGCAGATGCAGCAGATGCAGCAGACTATGAGCCAGATGGCAGCAGTGATCGCCCAGAGTACCGGCGATACGCGCCTGTTAGATGCAGTGGGATCAATGGGACCGGGGGAGCAGCCGATTGTGTCCGGTGGCAGTAGCAAATCCGCCCAGCTTGATGCGATGGGGAATGCAACCAGGGAAGCAGTCAGTTCGACCGCCGGGAAAGCACGGGAACGCGCAGCGAAGGCGGCGACGCCGAAGGGAGCAGAATAATGACGAAAGTAATTGAACGACGGGAAAATGAAGTGATTGATTTCATTATCGACGGGCACGCGGAGAAAGTGAACCAGGATGAGGGGAATATCATTTGTGCAGCGGTGTCGATGCTGGGACAGACCTTGCTCGAGTGTTTGTGGCGGATGGATGCCAATGTGCGGACGGAAAGCCGGGACGGACATATAGCAGTCAGGTTTTATCCAGATGATGAAAATTCGGAAGAAATTGAGAATCTTTTGAAATTCACAAAAACCGGCTTTTGCCTTTTAAAATCAAGGTATCCGGAGCAGTTTGACCTAGTGGGAGATTTTGAGTTTTGATTATGTAAAAATATAAGCATAGGCACGCCGGAGAGACGGCAGGAGACACCGGAGAGACGGATGGCACGCCGGAAAGACGGTAGGAGACGTTGGAGAGACAACTGGCACGCCGGGAAGACGGTAGATAGACACGCCGGAAAGACGGTAGAAAGGAAATGGGAAAATGAGAAGATTGAACCTGAGAATGTTTGACGGAGAAGGCGGCGGAGAAGGCAGCGCGGCGACCGGAGCGGAGGCAGCAGCCCCAGAGACAACCGAGGGGCAGCAGGCAGAACAGACGCCGGAAGAACGTGAAAAGGCATTTAATGACATGATTAACGGCGACTTCCGCGATTTGTTCGATGCGAGAATGCAAAAGGCAATCAAGGAGCGCGTCGGCGAGGTGAAACAGCTTCAACAGCAGCTTCAGCAGCAGAACGATGTTATCGGGCTGGTTGCAAAAAAATATGGCATATCTACAGACAAGATGGGCGATATTCGCGAAGCTCTGGAAAGTGACGATGTATTCTGGGAAGAAGCCGCTGCGGATCAGGGCATGACAGTAGACAGCTATAAGAAAATGGTGAAGCTGGAGGCGGAGAATGAAGCCTTACATAAAGCCAGAGAGGAAGCTGAGCGGAAGAACCAGAAAGATGCGGTGTTCCAGAAGTGGGATCGGGAAGCAGAAGAACTGAAACGGATGTATCCGCAGTTCGATCTGCAGAGCGAAATCCAGGACAAGCGTTTTCTTGACCTGATGGGTGCGGGAATTGACATGCGTACAATTTACGAAACACTCCATCACGATGAGATTCTTCCGGCACTGATGCAGCAGACAGCCAAGGCGGCAACCAAACAGCAGGCGGCAGCAGCCCGGAGCGGGCAGATGCGCCCGGCTGAAAATGGAATGTCAAGCCGACCGGCAGCGCAGACCGTAAAGGATCCGGCGAAGATGACCAAGGAAGAGCGCCAGGAATATGCCCGTCGAGCAGCCAGAGGGGAGATCATCACATTCAGAGATTAGGAGGATATGATGGAAACAGCAATTAAATTAAACCTTCGGTTATTTGATGATGTAATCAACACAACTGGATCGAGTGGCACGGGAAACGAGCTTTCCCATGAAATGAAAACCTATTATGACAGTACACTGATTGATATTGCAGGTCCGCACCTGGTACACGATCAGTTTGCACAGAAGCGTCCAATCCCGAAAAATGGCGGTAAGACAATCGAGTTTAGAAAATACACGCCGCTTAGCAAGGCACTCACGCCACTGACTGAGGGCGTTACGCCGGACGGTAATAAACTGGACGTCAGCATCGTAACATCGACCGTGAAGCAGTACGGCGATTATATTCGCCTGTCGGATATGCTGCTCTTAACAGCGATCGATAACAACCTGGTGGAAGCCATGAAACTCTTGGGCGATCAGGCTGGTGCCACTCTGGACACTGTAACCAGAGAAGTCCTCAATGGCGGAACGAATGTACAGTATGCAGAGGGACAGACCGCATCGAGAGCTACTTTAACCCAGAACATGAAACTGACCGTCAAGGCGGTTAAGATGGCAGTCAGAGCACTGAAAAAACAGAACGCTCCGAAGATTGATGGCTGGTATGTCGGAATCATCCACCCGGATATTGCGTATGACCTGATGGAAGACCCGGAATGGAAAGAGTGGCATAAATACACCAATCCAGATAATGCCTACCAGAATGAAATCGGAGAAATCGGCGGTGTTCGTTTTGTTGAGTCCACGGAGGCAAAGATCTTTGCGAAAACGGGATCAGCGGGAACCGGTAGCACGAAGATCGATGTATATTCGACGCTGATTTTGGGCGCAAATGCATATGGCGTTACGGAGATTACCGGCGGCGGTCTGGAAACTATCGTAAAACAGCTTGGTTCTGGCGGTACGGCGGATCCGTTAAACCAGAGAGCTACGGCAGGCTGGAAAGCAACCAAGACAGCGGAGCGCCTGGTAGAGCAGTACGTAGTACGCGTGGAGACGGGATGTACATTCTCGGAAGGAAAGGAGAACTAAATGCCAGCTAAAACAGAAAAATTAAAAGAAACGCAGGCGGCAGAAACAGAAAAATTAAAAGAAACGCAGGCGGCAGAAACAGAGGAGCAGCCAGCAGAAGCGCCGGATGATGGAATGGTTAATATCTTCCTAATGAGAGATTCTGACAAGTACAAGGGCGATGTATTTGTGCAGGTAAACGGTAGATCTTATATCGTTAAGCGCGGCAGAAATGTCAAGGTTCCGAAAGAGGTGGCGGAAGTGCTGCAGAACTCCCAGGAACAGGACACGAAAGCGGCGGAATTTATCGATCAGGAGGTCGAAAAATTTGAGAATGGCCTGAAGCTGCTTATCTAATTTGAGCGGGATGTGTGTGAAAATCATGCATCCCGTATTTAAGAGGTGGAAGAATGATAGTAATTGAGAACCGGCAGATGCTTATCCCAAGAGGAGAAGAGAAGATCGGAACAACAGCGGATAATCTGTGTGATACAAGAACATTCTCCATTCCGCGCGTGTCAGCGACTTTGTTGGATTTGTCGGCGCTGGACTTCTTTATCGACCTGGAATATGCCGATGGTACGAAGGATACAGACTCCCTGCAAGCCACATACGGCGAGGAAAGAATCTTATTGACCTGGCAGATACGGAATACACAGCTTCGGGTTCCTGGCGCCGTATTTATCGCGGTCAGAGGTTATGATGAAACCGGAACGATGCGCTTTACCTCGTATAAAACGCCGGTGTATGTGGAAGATGCAATCAATACCCCGGAAGGGAAACCGGGACTGAGTGAATTTGAACGCCTGGAAAAGGAACTGAATGCCGGTCTTGGAAAAGCGGAGGAAGCCACAAACAAGGCAGATACTGCGGCGGGATTGGCAAATTCGGCAGCGACCAGGGCGACGACGGCAGCAGAGGAAGCGGAGAAGATCCGAGAGGATGTTGTAGGAAAGTTAGAGCGTGGGGAATTAAAAGGAGATAAGGGAGATAAAGGCGAAAAAGGAGATACCGGTCTGCAAGGACCGCAAGGCATCCAGGGTGAAAAAGGAGATACCGGTCCGCAAGGACCGCAGGGAATCCAAGGAGTGAAGGGGGAGAGCGGTGTCATGGTTCCGGCATCGGGAATGTTTTCGCTCTATCTGGACCCGGAAACAGGGAATCTCTATGCAGATTATCCGGATGGAGAAAAACCGCCAGCATTCCATTATGATTCGGAAACAGGGAATCTCTATTATCTTACAGGAGAGGATGTGGTAAACGATGGCTAGGATTTTAATTGGAAAGATCAAAGGACCGCAGGGACCACAGGGAATCCAGGGAGAGACTGGTCCGCAGGGATTACAGGGAATCCAGGGAGAGACTGGCCCACAGGGACCGCAAGGCATCCAGGGCGAAAAAGGAGACACTGGCCCACAGGGACCGCAGGGCATTCAAGGACCGCTTCCACCACTGATAGCAAACTATCTTGCTACGGAATCCGGAAAAGCGGCATTGGATGCGATTGTGGGGAAACTGCTGGATGAGAGATTGACGGCAGCGGAGAAATCACTTACTCAGTTAAATAGCGAGGCTTCCACTCATCTAAAAGAAAGTGGTAGCGAAAATAGCTTTTGCGCTGCTTTTCAATCGAGATATCAATATTACACTAATGTTAATTATATGCTAGCAAACGGAATCTACAAAACGAGCAAAACGGGCTTGAATCTTCCGTTTGAGGGCTATTGGATCATAATAACCTTTAACACATCCAACAACCTTGGAAATAGTTCGACCGCTTGGATCACGCAATTTGCCATTTCGACCGATTGGAGTAATAAAGCTATTTATTTTCGAAGAAACATAAACTACACCCCGACCACTTGGGAATCCTGGAATAGACTTGTAGCAAGTTAAATAGCGAGCTGTGGCCCCGGAATAGTGGAACTATAATACAAAACGGAACTGATATGCACACTATCAAGACCCCAGGATACTATTGTTGCACCAGTAACGCTACTGCAGTAACTTTAAAAAACTGTCCATTTACCGAAGCTTTCACACTCGTGGTTTATTGGTCAACCGGTTATCCAGGCGCATATCTTTCTCAAGAATATACACATTATATTGGTAATAGGCGTGCCATTCAGAATTACAATGCGGATGCAGCAGTTTGGAAAAAGTATGAATTTCAAATTACCATGAAATAGCGAGGCCTTATTTACCAATGCTCTTCATACTGTCAGTGCCAACGACAGTAACGGCATAAAAAATGACATGTATGCTAATTGGAATACTTTTAAAACTGGTGTAGCTGCACTTCTGTACCGAAATTCTGCCGAGGCATGGATCGGACTTATCAATAAATACGATAATGCTAAAGGAAGCGTTTTACTGATCAACTCCTGGGGCTCAATTAAAGTTTACCGACACTATGGAACCGTTTTAACTGACATATATGCGGCATCTTGAAATCGTAATTTAGCTGAGTAATTGAGGGGGGGCGAAATGTTCACGGTAAAGAAAAATAAGATCGAAAATGGACACGATTGCTGGGGAAGAAGTGAATTCGATAATGTGTATGATGTTTATCGCAATAACGAATTTGTATGCCGTATGATGAGCGATCCGACAGAATTAATCAACAAAGTTAATAACATCGTAAAAAAGGAGAGAGGTAGAGAAAAAATGAAATTCAGTGAAGCGTTTGAAGCAATGAAACAGGGGGCAAAAGTAAAGTTGCCACGTTGGGGTGGGTTCTGGTTTTGGGATCCGAAAGAAGAAACGATTATGATCCAGTGCAGACCGCAGGGAACCGAACAGGGAGAGTTGTTGGATATTCGAGAGACTCAGAAAGTTGAATACACACTGATGAATATGCAGTCAGACGAATGGGAAATTGCCGATGCCGAGAACTGCGAAATCATGAGCGGTAAAGTGACATTTCCTTTCGGCGATGCTATCAAGTACATGAAGCGCGGTTTAAAGGTAGCGCGTAAGGGATGGAATGGAAAGAAACAGTACATTCAGCTGGCATCCGGCATTTCTTATAAAACTGCTGAAGGGGAGATTGTAAACTGCGAGCACGATGCAATCGGAAAAAAAGCGGTGGCTTTTATTGGAACTTCCGGAGTTCAGATGGGCTGGCTTGCTTCACAGGCAGACATGCTCGCAGAAGATTGGACATTCGTCGAATGAGGCTTCTACTTTGCAAGCTAATAGAACAAGCCAAAGATTTGGCTATTCCATTTTCGGAGTGTAGGAAATGTATTCATAAGATCCATTGTGAACATAGGGTATGGATTAGTGAGTTTTCAGATTGTAATTATTGGCTGAATCACAAAGAAAGTTAAGCAGAGGAGAATATCGTGAAAAAATATATCGGTTGCAGAATGTTCGAAGTAGAACCAATGACAAGAGGCGATTATAATGCGTATCACGGATGGAGTGTTCCGGCGGACGAGAATCCTCTTGATGAAGGATATCTTACAAAGGATCCGGACGGACACGTATCTTGGCTACCTAAAAACACCTTTGAAAAGGAATATATGAAACTGGAAGATAATCCGGAGCTGCCGTCCGGCGTCAGCATCGGCCAGAAGATGGTAGATGAGTTTATTGCCTACACGGAGACGAAAACGATGGGAACAAAAACCACAGTGGTGCGCTGTGTTCTCAGAAATGGTTTTGAAATCGTGGAGTCAACCGGATGCGTCGATGAAAAAAACTATTCTGAAAAAATCGGGTACGAAATCTGTATGGAACGAATCAAAAATAAAATCTGGGAACTTCTGGGCTTTCTGCTTCAGATGGCGTGGAATGGAATCCAGTAGGGAGGAGAGGGTAAGATGGATAAATTAGTGTTAAAAGATGGGACAAAAATTGACCTGGTGGCAGGAGCATCTCTAGGCGCGCTTCAGATTGAGAGCGAGAGTCGGGAGACTATGCTGGAGATTTGGAAAAAGCTGACAGACGAAAATCTGAAATTGATCCGGATCGAAACGTCAGACGGTCTGACGGTGGGAAAATACGAAGATGTCCTTCTGGTTTCTGAAACATCCGCTGTTGAAGGGGGCAAAGTAAAAACCAGCTTCAATATGCGTGAAAAGACATCCGAAGAAAAACGTCTGGACGCATTGGAAGAAAGTCAGGAGATCCAGGATGAGGCGATCATAGATCTCGGTGCTGCGGCGAGTGAGCTTGCGGAGAAAGGAGGTGCTAAGTGATGGGGGCTTTTTATGGAAAGAAAATCAGAGACGGGAAAATGACACTTGAAAAGGTGCCGTTATATTGGCGTAAGGTAACCGAGAAATGGTTGGAGGAGCATCCGGAGGGATAGAATGATCGATACAGAAATTGCAGTAGCCTTGATTGCGTCCGGCGGAGGTGTCCTGGGGGCTTTTGCGGGTGTGATTGCATCAGCAAAACTCATGACATACCGGATGGGTCAGCTCGAAAAGAAAGTCGAAAAGCATAACACTGTGATTGAGCGAACGTATAAGCTGGAAGAAGCACAGGCTGTTATGCAGGAACAGATCCGGGTAGCGAATCATCGTATTCAGGACTTAGAGGAGGGAAAGGCTTGAAAGAAAAACTTGCAAAATTGATTGACGTAAAGAGCCTTATGACGTTAGCGCTGACAGCGGGATTCATTGGGCTGACGTGTTCCGGGGAAGTATCCGGACAGGAATACATGAGCATTTTTACTATGATTGTAGGGTTTTATTTCGGAACCCAGGCAGAGAAAGCAAGAAAATAGAAAGAGAGGAAAGAAAGATGAGTTGCAACGTACATGGAAACAAGAATGCAAACGAAGTACATAACTATAGCGCCAAGAAAGCGCAGAAATTAGGGCATCCGGAAATGACGGTTGATCCGGAGTGCACCTGTGATGTTGGCTGCACGGGTCCGGCAAAAGAAGGAAAAGGGAACACGCCGGTAGGACCGGGAGCAGAAACAAAAAAGCCGGGACCGGCAGATGAGTGCAAATAATGATTTAGGGCGGAAAGATTCCGCCCTGTGTTCGTAGAAAGGACAAATATGAGAGATATTACATTGTGCCATCCGCGTCTCCAGCGTCTTGCGGGTGCGTGGATGAAAGCCTGTGTGACACAAGGGATTGCAGTGACGATTGGGGAAACATTCCGGACAGTAGCAGAGCAGGATGCCCTCTATGCTCAGGGACGTACAAAACCGGGGAAAAAGGTAACCAATGCACCGGGCAGCAGCTACAGTTCACAGCATCAGTGGGGAATCGCCTTTGATTTTTATTTAATAATGGACATTGATGGAGATGGCAGCACGTCAGATGATGCATTTAATGACAGAACAGGAATGTTTAAAAAAGCGGCTGAGATTGCCAAGGGGCTGGGACTTGCCTGGGGAGGAGATTGGAAGAGCCTGGAAGACAAACCGCATCTTTATCTGCCGGACTGGGGCAGCGGCACGGGAATTTTGAAGCAGAAATATGGGACATTTGAGAATTTCAAAAAGACTTGGGCGGCGGAGGATGGAGCTGCAGCTTCACAGCCGAGCGCCCCGCAGGTATCGATCACCGATCTGAAAGAGGTAAAGAGCGGCGTGCGCGGTCTGTGCATTCTGGCATCGCCGACATTGATTATCCGAACAACCCCGGGTGGGGCAGATTCCGGAAGACGTTATAATAACGGAGAACACGTGCAGCCGCTCCGGAAGTGTTTTGTAGATGGAAAACCTTGGATCGAGACCTCACACGGATGGATCTCCGGGGAGTATGTCGGAGGCTGGATTTGGCAGGATGGACGTTGGTGGTATGTCCTGAAAGGTTACAAATATCTGCATGATACAGTCTGCCGGATTGATGGACAGTTGTATGCGTTCGATTCGGACGGCTGGATGCTGACGGCGGATAGAATCGCGGAAGATGGACACATCATAAAAGCGTAACATATAAGATGTACAAGCTCATCACAGCAATGTGGTGGGCTTTTTGTGTGGGAGAAAAAAATAAAAAAAGCTGTCAGAATAGAGACTATGAGGAGGCGATGAAATTATGAAGATAGCGGAGATTCTGGCAAGGGTAGATGATGAAAAGCTGAACCAGTACGATGCCAGAGTAAAAACAGCCTGGCTGTCAGAGGTAGAGGGAATGGTTGTAGATGAGATCCTGAACATGGCAGAAGGAAATGATATAGAGTTCGATGGATACGATTACGATCGGGACTTTGAAAAAACGCTCCTGGTTCCGGATCGCTTCGGAGATGTCTATTCAAACTACTTAGCTGCCAAGATTGACTATAAAAACGGAGAGATAGAACGATACAACAACAGCGTAGCAGCGTTTGAATCATCTTTCCAGACATTTGCGGCAT